GGTGTTTGGTACGTAGATCGCGTGGGTGGGCAACTGCTGTACGATAAGTACAGAAAGTACACCTATCATGAGGGTGGCATTGTCGGCGGAGGAGATGTCAAGTCCAACGAACAACTCTCTCTGCTGAAAACCAAGGAGTGGGTATTGAGCGAACAGATGGTGGACAATCTGACCACACAGATGGATCGTATCAATATGCTCTCTGACGCAATGAGTGATCTGCCGGATTATGCTGGCAAGTCTACTTTGTCTGATGTGATGAAGCAGGTAGGCGGCAGTAAGACGGTAAATAATATCACCAACAACAGCAGACCCATTGAAGTGCAGATTGGCGATACGATCATTCATGGTGCCGACCAGTCTACGGTTGATAAGCATATCAAGGTTACACGCGATATGGTCAATCAGATTGGACGGCTCATTGGAATCGGGAGATAAGATTGGGACGCCCGAAATTGGGCGTCCCTTTCATATAGCAAGGAAGGGAAGACAATGTTCAAAAGCTATGAATTTACCTATGCTGGTATGCCCGCTTCCATGTTTGGTATGTACATTGCGGATATGTCCAGCAATAAACATAGTGCCAATAGTTTTGGCAATAAAGCAAATCTGGTGGAGACGCGGCTGGCAAATCGTGTTGCGCCGATCCACTATGGTGTGCGATATAACGATAGTCCGTTGAACTTTACGTTGATTTTCGGAGCAGATCATAAGTTGGATCGCTATGAAATGCAGGCGGTTTCAAAATGGCTGACAGGGTATCAGGAGTACCAATGGCTCAGTATTGATCAGCCGGATATGGAGCATATTCAATTCCGGTGTCTCGTTCAGGAACTGACGCCTATTCATCTCAGCTGGGTGCCTATGGCGTTTGAAGCTAAAATCATCTGCGACTGCCCATATGGATATAGTTATCCATTTGCGAAGACCTATCAAATCAGCGGGGGAACAGCGGTGCGGTTTTACAACGACAGTACCTGCATGGAAAAGTTGCGCCCAGAAATGTTGGTCACTCTTGCTGCCGGCTGTACCAGTTTTGCAGTAAAGAACAAGACGACCGGAGCAGAAATGCGGTTTGATAATTTGCCGGGAAGCAGTTTGTCTATCCGCGTTGACAATGAGAACCAGGTAGTTACCGAGGAAGTTTCTGGCTACGATCTTTATGAACACTTCAATTTTGTGTTTTTGGAGTTGGAACCCGGAGACAATGAATTGGTATTCACTGGAACTGGGAGCGTAACGATCAGCGGTCGATACCTTTATAACGTCGGAGCATAAGAAAGGAGGCCAGAGGTGTATCTGGATTATTCTAAATTGGAAGCCAGCCAGATTAAGCAGCCCGCTTTGCGGTTGCAGACTCTGGCCGGTAAAGAGCTTGGGGTTATCCCTTGGGTCAGCAACCTTAATTTTGAATTGAACTATGCGGATGTGAGCCGCGTTGAGTTCGATGTTCCTCGGCATTCCGATGGGAAAATCAATCCGGTTTATCGTTTGCTGACCAGCTACAAAATGCTGTTTACCGAACAGCTTGGTATCTACATTCTTCAGAGGCCGGCTACATCAGGTGACGGTGTATCTGAGGTAAAGCATATTACCGGATACTCTATTGAGCAGCTTTTTGAGAAAAAGAAACTCTATTTGGAAGAAGGAACGTATAACTTCTGGAATCCTGTTCAGCCGGAGGATACTATTCTGGGCCGTATTCTGGAATTGGATACGACATGGAGTATTGGGTATGTTGACCCCAAGCTGATTGGATGTTATCGCACCTTTGACGAGTACGATAGCGATGCCTTGAGTTTTTGCTATGGCAGCGCTATGGAGAAGTATAACTGCACGATTGTGTTTGACGTGTACGCCAGGACAATTAGTGCTTACGACGCGGGCAAAAGCCGTGGAACCGTACCTATCTATCTGAGTTATCAGAATTTGGTGGACGCGGTTGATCTGGAAGAGCTTACCGATGATATGGTGACAAAGCTCCATCTGTACGGATCGGACGACCTGAGTATTCGGGATGTAAACCCGATCGGCACAGACTACATGGTAAACCTGTCATACTTCATTTCCAACGGCGATTTTGATGTGATCGCCGAGGGCAGCACAGTTACTTTGGCCGAGCGCGTCAAGAGCTGGAATGCTGCAATTAAAAGCAACCAAACTCACTACACCAATCTGGTAGCAGCACGGGCATCCAGAACCGCCCAAAGGCTGGCGGAGGAAGTGACACTCGCTTCGCTGAAAGGCGATTTGGAAGTCCTGACTACGCAACAAAGCGTAATTATCCAGACAATGGCTCTGGAATCCACTGCCGCTGGAAAGACAAGTCAACAGCAACAGCTGACAGAGATCAATGAGAAAATCTCTGCAAAGAACTCTGAGATTGAGGCGCAAGAAACAGTGATTGCGAATTTGCAGGCAGAGATTGATCGGTATACCACTGATATTCAGGGTGTTGTAGAGCAGCTGTCTATTTCCAAGTATTTCACAAAAGCCGAACAAAAAATCCTCAACCACTATTTGATTGAGGGCGAAGCGGCAGAAGAAACTTTCGTTGCGACCGATGTAGATACATCGGCTTCTGGTGCCATCTCCACATTGCAGGGGGAGGTTACATTGACCGGGGCTGATATTGCACAGGCAAGTCTTAACGGTAAAAGTATGTATGCTATTGCGGGCGGCGTTTTGAAAATTGCCAGCGCAAAGCTGACGGCAGACATTGTGCGTGGTACTTTGGAGGTTAACCCAAGTACAAACGAATATGTACTGACGGTGTACATGGGATCTACGACGTTTGATGAGCATAGCTTCCCGAGCGGACTTGTTACTGCATCCGGCATACTTTCTCAGTTCAGCAGTGATATTTCTCCTGTTTCTCAGGATGGGGTAACGGAGAACAAAGGCACCCAGATTTCTTTTGAGGCGGGCACATCCAAGCTGTTTTTCACAGTAAATGTGAACGAGTATCAAAAATATTCTGTGGCGCAAGAGCTGTACGCATTTGGCGAAGAGCTTTTGGATGAATGGGCATGGCCTGTTTACGAGTTTTCCATTGATACAGCTAATTTCTTGTTCCAGAAAGAATTTGAGCCGTTTAAGAATAAATTGGAGTTCGGCAAGAGCATTTATCTGAACGTTGGTGATGGTGGTGTGATCGAGCCGAAGCTGATCGGGGTAGCTCTGGACTTTGAGAACCCCGAGAAGTTGACATTGACCTTTTCTAACCGTTTCCAAAAACGTGACGTAGTTGCGAATTGGCTGAGTGAGGTCAATAAGGTCAGTGCGTCCAGCCGCAGTTTTGATACCAGCAAATACCTCTACAACAGAACTGCGAATAAGACTACTCAGGTTTCGCAGTTTATGGAGAACGCCTTGAATGCGGCAGTAAACACCATTATTGGCGCAAGTAATCAGAGCGTTGTGATCAATGGTGCGGGTATCCAAGTAGGCGGTGACAGTAAGTATCAACTGCGTATCGTGGACAACATGATTGCCATGACTGACGATGGTTGGAAGACTGCTAAACTGGGTATCGGTCGGTTTTACTCCGATGCGAAAACAGGTCTCAAAGATGATAAGGGTAACGATATCCTGATTGGAGAGACATGGGGTATCAATACAGAACTGCTTGCGGGTAGTCTCATTATTGGTAACAACCTCGTCTTGGAGAACGCCAACGATAACGGCGTAATGCAATTCAAGGTGGACGCCACCGGAGCGTGGTTGTATAACGCCTCGTACATTATGCAGCATGACGACGGTGGCCTGATGATCTTCGATCCGAAGTATGGTATCGTGGCCGGCAATAAGCTCCTGTTCAATACTAACGGTACAACCGTGACCCCGGAGTTTATTGACGATTGGGGCGATATCAAGTTCGATGCGGACGGTATGCCTGAGAACGCAAACTTCTATCTGGATCTTCGAGACGGCAGCGCTTATTTCAGAGGAAGAATCAAGGCCGACTCCGGTTCGATTGGCGGGTGGGAACTGGCCGAGAATGAGCTTCATTGTGGATCAAACTCTACTTTTGTTGCCCTCAACTCTTCCAAGGATACCAATTCGCTGTATGCGATTTGGGCGGGTGCTACAAAACCTGAGAATGCAAAATTCTGGGTAAAGCGAGACGGCACACTGCACGCAAGAGATGGCGAGTTTAGCGGTACGCTCTCTGCCTCAAGACTGAGCGGAAATCTGACCGCCGATCCACAATCTGGTGGATGGCTGAAAGGCTGCGGTATTGATGTAAACAACGGCGCGTTCTATGTCGATCCGTCCGGCAATGTCACTATGAAGGGCAGCATCAATATGGCGGACGGCAGCATT